TTTGCTGACATTGTTCGTGGTATGCATCTATATGGTAGAAAGATTCTTCGTCCTGAAGCAATCGTTACTGCCAAATATAACGCAGCGTAAGGGAGGATTGATTAATGGCTACAGTAACAACTCTCGCTAAAGCAGCAGGTGGAAGAGGCAACCCAAGTAAGAAGCCTTATATGGTTGAAGTCGAAATTGACTTAGCCGCAGCAGCAACAGCTAAAGGTTCAGCATTGGCAGCAGCCGATGTAATCGAAGCTATTAGCGTTGGGGCTAACACAGTTGTCATGTTTGCAGGTGCTGAAATCTCAGTAGCACCTACAGGTGGTAACGGTGCAACCTTTGACCTAGGTATCACTGGTGGTGATGTTGACGCATTTGTTGATGGTATGACTATCACAGGTGAAGCAGCAGGTTCCTACGGCACTCTTGCTAATACAGCGTGTCCAATCCTAGTAACAACAGCCAATACTATCGACATGTTGCTAATAGGTACAACAGTAGATACAGCAGGTAAAATTCGTGTATATGCATGTCTAATGGACGTGGATAGCATGGGTACACAGGCTGCAGATGAAGTAGACCGAGATCTACTCGCATAGATAATTCTTTGGGGCTGGCTAACTGCTGGCCCCATTGTACTTATATTAAAGGGATTCAAACATGGCTATCACAACAGCAATGTGTACAAGTTTTAAACAAGAACTTCTTGGTGCGGTCCATGATATGGATACCCATACTTTAAAGCTTGCACTAATTAAAAGCGGTATGTCTGGTACATATGGCGCAGCAACAGCTAATTACTCAGATGTTACAGGTAACTCTGANGAAGCANCNGGTACTAACTANTCNGCAGGTGGNNANAACNTAGATAGTGCTGCTATTNCAGNANNTGGTACAACTGCTCATCGTAGACTTTGCAGATGAAGTATTTTCTAATGTAACAACTTCAGCAGCAGGTTGTATTATATATAANTCNTCNGCNTCNAANAAAGCAATATGCGTAATAGACTTTGGTGGTACAGTAAGTGCTACAGCAGGTGACTTGACTATAGAATTTCCTGCAGCAGGAGCGAGTACTGCAGTAATACGTATCGCTTAACAAATGGCTTTCTATGACTCCTCTGATGCCCTTTATGGCACAGGTAGGCATGGGGCAGCTAGATACGGTAAAGTAGCACCCAATGTAAGCCTAACAGGAGTCGGTGCAACTGGCGCAATAGAAACTGTAAGCGTTGGTGGCTTTGAAATTGACATATCTGAGAACCTACTCAGTGTATCAGCAACAGGTGCAATTGGTTCTCTAGGTGTAGGTGTAAGTGAAACACTTACTGGTGTAAGTGCTACAGGCAGCATCAACACAGTAAAAGAAAATGTTGCAGAAGAATTAGGAAGTGTAACGGCTACAGGTGCTATAGGCACAATAGAGCCACAGGTAGATGAAGACTTAAACAGTGTATCAGCTACAGGTGCGATAGGTACACTCAAAGTAAATGTAAGTGAAACTCTAGCAAGTGTATCTGCTACAGGTGCAATAGCTACAGTAGAAGCTAAGACTTCTGAAAGTTTACTAAGTGTAACAGCTACATTTACAATAGGTACAATTAAACCTAATGTATCTGAGAAACTAGGAACAGTAGTTGGCACATTAGGTGCTCCTTCCGTAACTGCTAGATCATCTTCTAAAGCAGAGATAGTAGGCTTAGAACTAACTGGTAGTATTGCAGAACCAGAAGCTACTGTAGATGAAGCATTACAAAGTATATCCGCTACAATATCATTAGGTAGTATTAGTTTAACTGTTACTGAAAAATTAACAAGTGTATCTTCTTCTGCCTTAGTAAATTTACCAGTAGGAAATGTAACATCTATACAGTTTGATTACGAAGCAGTTAAGCAAAGATATAACAAAAGAAGAACTGTTATATTACCAAGGGTTGCATAATGCCTAGTACACAATTTGAAAGAACTGTATTAGTAAGAAGTCAATCTAGGACAGTTTTTATTGATCCTGCTACCTTGACTTCAGCTAGTGATAGGACTATAATAGTAGAACAACAAAACAGATTAGTTTCTATAAACAGAAAACCTACATCTGCAGATCGTGTTGTTTACGCAAATGAGGATTAATATATGAGTTTTCGTTGGCCTAGTAAAGACCCAGATGAAACATTAGACTACAGTGTAGATTGGTCAAGATTTTTAGATACTGCAATTATTACATCTGTAATATGGTTTGTTAAATCATCTTTATACAATACCAAGACAAGATTAAATGCAGGACAAAATTTAACTAACGCTTCTAGTAGTGCGGTAACAGATAGTATTCAAAACGTATCTCAAACAAATACTAATACTGTAGCAACTATAAATATCTCTGGTGGACAAAACAATGTTGAGTATACTTTCTTTTGTCAGATGACAGATGATACAGGAAGTACGGCAGAACGTAGTATTAAACTAAGACTGAAGGAACGTTAATATGGCATATGATTATCTTGGACTTGTCAATGACGTAAACCGTAGATTAAATGAAGTAGAGCTTACAACTACTGACTTTAGTACAGCTAAAGGTGAGTACGGTATGATTAANGATGCNGTNAANGCATCTATACGTTATNTTAATCAGCATGAATACGAGTGGCCTTACAATCATGTAACTGCTGAAGAAACAATGACTGCAGGAGTAGTGCGCTATGCATTTCCTACAGATGCAAAAACAATAGACTTTGATAGTTTTAGAATAAAACGTAATGCTACATTGGGTAATGACACAAAACGTGTTGCAATATTATCATACGAAGAATATTTAAACAAACATGTAGACATAGAATATAATACATCTGCNAATAGAGGATTACCCGATTTTGTTTTTAGAGCACCTAACCAAGAGTTTGGCTTTGTAAAAAATCCTGATAAAGCATATGAGTATGTATATGAGTATTACAGATTACCTGTTGATTTAATCAACACTACAGATGTTCCTACAGTGCCAGAACAATTTCGATACATTATTGTAAATGGTGCTATGTACTTTGCATATATGTTTAGAGGAGAAACTCAAGAATCACAAGTAGTACAACAAAGGTTTATGGAAGAAATAAAAAGTATGCGTAGTCTATATGTAAACCGCTACGATTATCTTAGGTCTACTGCAATAACACAGAATACAACATCAGTCAGTTCATTTAGAGTTTAACGTATGCCTACAAATCGTGAAACATTTCCCATACAGTTTAGCGGTGGGCTTATAAGTAATATGAGTCCATTGCAACAGGGTTTACAAATGCCCGGTTCTGCAAGGATACTACGAAACTTTGAGCCATCTATTGAGGGTGGATACAAAAGAATACTGGGATACGACAAGTACGATCAAGACACTATACCACCGTATGGTATACCTGTTGTAACTGGCGCATCACAAACTGGTACAAGTTTAAACATTGCAAATATTAGGAAAACACCAGAGACAGGTGATAAGTTTAAACTAGTACATGTTACTGCAGACATAAATGGTACATCTACAATTGCTTCTGCAAACGGACCAACTGCACTTGTTAATGGTGCAGTGACAGCTACCAACACAATAATTGTAGACACAGTTGCTTCAGGTACTATTGCAAAAGGCCAAGTTATAACAGGCGTAGGTATTGGAAGTAACATAACTGTATCAAGTGTTACAGCAGGGGCAGCAGGTAACTTTACTGTAGTACTATCTAGCAATGTAACTGTAGCAGATAACTTAGCATTACAGTTTACTTTTAAAACTACTACCTTTGCAGTAAACGGTGTAGTAGGAACTATTACAACAGGTATGGAAGTTGTTGGCACTGGTATACCAAGAGGTACAACAGTACAAGCTTTCTCATCACCAAATGTTACAATAGGTAGTGCTGCTGATACTTTAGCTTTGTTACTTACAGATGATACTGCCTTATCTTTTAAAACAGAATATACTATTGGTGGTAGTGTTACATTTGATGATGATAAAAATATATCAACAATAGCCATATCACCTGCTCTTACTGCTTCACCTGCTAATGGAGACAGCGTAGAGTTTACAAGCACAACTACAAATTATCTTGCAATAGGGTGTGGTGTATTTCTTGACTCAGTTATTGTGGCTAAGAATGAAAGTTTAATTAAATCATCGGGTACTGGATACTCACTTGTAAATGTACCTACATATGGTACGGCTCTTGTAAATGCAGGGTCACAAACTGGTACTACTTTAAATGTTGATGGGTTAACCTCTACACCACAAATAGGTGACGTGTTTAAGATTGCAGGTATAGATAAGATATATACTGTGACTGCAACACCAACAGTTAATGATGCAGGTGAAGCTGCAGTAGCAATTGATCCTGCTTTAGCTAGTTCACCTGCAGATGACGCAGTATTAACTTTTTTAAGTACATCACGAGAAAATGGTGGTAAAACTAGATTTTCTAGGTATAACTATACTGGATCAGAAAAGATTGCAATAGTTGATGGTATCAATGTTCCTGCATTATATAATGGTTCTCAGTTTACAGCATTGAATGATGCACCTACAGATGTAACAGGAGCAGAGTTTGTAGTAAGTTTTAAGAGTCAATTGTTTTTTGGTAAGGGAAATATTTTAACTTTTACTGCACCTTTTACAGATACAGACTTTACAGCAGCCAATGGTTCTGGTACAATTTCCGTAGGAACATCAATCACAGGCATCATAGTATTTAGACAACAGTTAATTATATTTACTGAATCATCTATCTTCCAACTTAATGGTAATACAATTGGAGACTTTCAATTACAGCCAGTAACCACAGACATAGGTTGTGTAGATAAAGATACAATACAAGAAGTCGGTGGTGATGTAATGTTCCTTGGTCCAGATGGCCTAAGACTTCTAAGTGCTACAGATAGACTAGGTGACTTTGGATTAGGTGTTGTATCTAAAACAATACAGAAAGAAGTAACAGACTTTATTACAGCCAATACATCTTTTACAAGTGTGGTTATACGTAATAAGTCACAGTATAGAATACTAGGTTACAATAATAATATAGGACAAGCAAACGCCCAAGGCATACTTGGTACACAGATGGCAGGTCAAGGTGGCGAGGGAATGTCATGGGCAGATATACGAGGGATAAGAGCACACGTAGCAGACAGTAGGTTCTTTCAAAATTCAGAAACAATTGTATTTGCAAATGATGATGGATACCTATATCAAATGGAAGAGGGTAATAGCTTTGATGGAAGTAATATCCAAACTACTTTTGCTACACCGTATATGCCAATTAATGATCCAAGAATACGTAAGACATTCTACAAGATGTTTTTGTATACTGATCCGCAAGGTAGTGTTTCGTTTGATGTAAGTTTAAAACTAGACTTTGACCAAAAGAATAGTGTTCAGCCTACACAAATTGACTTTAACAATAATACAGGTACAGTTGCATTTATGGGNGCAGCTACATTTGGATCAACAGCGGTGTATAGCTCCAAACTAAAGACACTGTTTGAAACACAAATAATTGGATCAGCTTTTGTCGTATCTCTACAATACACATCAGATAGCGTGGACCCCCCATTTTCATTAGACGCTATTACATTAGAGTACACAACCAACACACGAAGGTAAAATAATATGGGTACAGGTTACACACGGAACGATACAGCAAACAACATTGCTGACGGTAACGTTATCAACGCTGCAGACTTTGACGGTGAATATGACGCAATTGAATCTGCATTTAATTCTTCTAGTGGTCACACTCACGATGGTACTGCTGCAGAAGGTGGTGCTGTTACAGTTATTGGTCCTGCCCAACAGCTAGTAGCAACATCTACATCTATTAACCCAAGCACAAACGCAGGGTTAGACTTAGGTACTTCATCACTACAGTTTAAAGATTTGTATGTTGATGGTGTTGCTTATATAGATAGTTTT